TGGTGAATTCCAAAAGATACATTGGGCGAAAGTATTTTACACGCGCTGCGTACAAACAAGTCAAAGGGAAAAAGAAAAAGACACGTAAGGTTTCCGACTGGGAAAACTACTACGGCTCATCACCGTCCCTGAAAAAAGATATTGAGTTGTTGGGTGAGCAAAATTTCAAAAGAACAATTTTAAAATTATGCAAAACTCGCGGTGATACAAACTATACTGAGGCTAAATACCTGTTCGAAAGAGAAGCGTTGGAACGCGATGATTATTATAATGAGTGGATTAGTTGTAAAATCGGAAAGTCGAGTGTTATAAAAAAGACTTGACTTACTTACTGAGGTGAATTATGATGTATAAAGTATACACAAAGCCAGATTGTCCCTACTGCGTAAAAGCCAAGTCTCTCCTGAAAATGAAGGGGTTGGGATTTACCGAGGTAAAAATTGGCACAGATGTAACTAGAGAGTTTGTTATGGAGAATTTTCCATCAATGCGTAGTGTACCAATCATCACCAAGGATGATGCGCTGATTGGAGGCTACACGCAACTAGAGGAGTCGTTAAAGTGAGTGAAGAAAAGTTGAAGTTTACTGACTTGGATGGTGCTCATCACGTAGCAGAGCGTAAGCCAAAAATCTACGAAAGCCCAGACAAAGGTCAAACTGTATATGAACGTGAGTTTGGTTCCAGCGAGCGTACAATTGTTAAAACCGCTGTGCAAATGCAATGGAACAACTGGAATATCAAAGACAAAACTTAATTAGCGAGTCACTAATGAAATCATTGCTTGAAAATTTGCAAGAGCATATTTGCGTTGTTTCTTTTACCAAAATCAATGGTGAGTTTAGAAAAATGCGCTGCACTTTGCGTGAGGATATTTTACCAAAGGTTGAAGTGAAAGAAAATGCAAAGCCAAGAAAGGTAAATGAGAGTGTGTTGTCAGTTTGGGATGTTGATAAGAACGATTGGAGAGCATTCAGAATTGACAGCGTCACATCAGTCAGTGTTGACCATGACCCTACTGTTGAGGATATTGTCGCATGATTTACATAGTTGACATCGACCAAACGATTTGTCATACGCCAACCGTTGATGGTCGTCAGGCGTATGAATTATCAAAACCGATTCAGGAAAGAATTGCGGTCATAAATACATTATACAACGATGGTCATACGATTATTTACTGGACTGCCCGAGGTTCTGGTAGCGGTATAAACCAATACAGAATTACAAGAAATCAACTTGACAAGTGGGGAGTTTTGTATCATGAACTCCGCATGGGTAAACCAAGTTATGATGTTTGGGTGGATGATAAGGCATTTAGTGATAAGGAATTTTTTGATGAAAAATCAAGACTTAATAGAACTCAACGAACTGAATAAAGAGTCACAGGGCGGTACTGAACTTACAACCAAAAATTTGTTTGATCGTTTAGACCGTGAAGAACTCGAAAATGTTCAAATTATCACTGCTCGCGTTCGCGAACTAAAGCAGGATAAAATCCGAATTTACCACCTTCATGATTTGGCGCTTGATCCAGAAGCAGCCCACTTGAAGGAAGAAGAAAGTCGCAAACGTTTTCACAAACTTGTATTTTCTTCCAACTGGCAGTATCAACAGTACCGTGACTACTTGGGCGTTCCATACAGTCATCAAAGCACCGTGATCGAAACTGGCGTTGAGCCAATTTCATTTACAAACAAACCAAAAGACAAAATCAGACTCATTTACACTTCAACACCCCACCGTGGTCTTGAAATTCTTGTTCCTGTATTTGAAGTTCTGGCTAAAAAATATCCAAACATCGAGTTGGATGTATTTTCCTCATTTGGAATTTATGGTAGCGAATGGGAACAAAGAAACAAACCATTTGAAGAATTGTTCGAGCGTTGTAGGGCTCACCCACAAATCAACTATCACGGTTGGGCATCTAATGATGTAGTCCGTGAGGCATATCAGCGTGCTCATATTTTCGCCTATCCATGTATTTGGCCAGAAACATCTTGCCGTAGTCTTATTGAGGCGATGTCAGCAGGTTGTTTATCTGTACATCCAAACTTCTCAGCATTGACTGATACATCAGGTGGGTTGACTGTTCAATATGACGGTGATCATAGTGATATCAACGCCCATGCTAATATGTTTGCGCACACGTTGATGTATGCGATTGATAATGTACAAAATAACGATTTGACAAACTGGTTATCATTTGTGAAATCATACGCTGATGCAAGATTTTCATGGACGACAGTAATTCACAAATGGAAATCAATGATTGCAGCACTAAAGGCAGAGCATCGTGATCTTATCAAAGGCGCCACTCAGGGTTAGTTTCTTTGGTGGGGGTAGCGATATCCCCGCCCACTTCTTAAAACACGGTGGTGCCACACTATCAACCGCCATTGACAAATACGTTTACGTATCGGTTATTGGGACACCACAGCCACATATCAAACTGACTTATTCAAAACTTGAGGTTGTCACTTCAGTTGATGACATTCAAAATGAAATTGTCCGAAATGCTCTAAATTATTTCGGAATAAAGTCAAACATAGAAATTACATCATTTGCCGACATCCCTACTATTGGTAGTGGGCTTGGCGGTTCATCAGCATTCACTTGCGCCCTCGTCGCCGCACTCAGTCGCTACCTTGAGTATGATGTTGATGCCTACAAAATTGCACAAATCGCATGTCATATTGAAATTAACATGTGCGGCTGGCGAATCGGTTATCAAGACCAGTATGCATCAGCGTTTGGTGGGTTCAACTACATTGAGTATAAAGACTTGGGTGTTGCGAGCGTAACCAAGGTTCAGAAATTGTGTGAGTTGGACTCGCTGTACCTTGTCCCGACGAAAATTGAAAGGCACTCGACAAAGGTCTTGAACTCCATCAATTTTGATGAAAAAACAGCCCTGATATGCGAGTTGGCTGAATACGCCAAGAGAAATAAAGATAAGTTTCTAACACCCAAGCAACTAGGTTCTGAGTTGAAAAAATGCTGGGAAATCAAGAAAATGCTTGATGGCGGTGTTTCTAATGATAAGATCGACAAACTATATGCCGATGCGCTGGAAAAGGGTGCGATCGGCGGCAAACTCCTCGGCGCAGGAGGAGGCGGTTATCTAATGGTAGTCGCCGATCACCCTGCAGCCAGAAAACACTTTAGACAAACAGGAGCGATGAAAATAAACATCGCCGAAGAGGGAGCAAAGGTTGTATATGAAGATTAATGAGATTTTAGACAATCACAAAAAATTAATTGAACATGGACTTGACTCAATCAACTTGGGTGAATTTCAGAGGGCTGCTGATGTTATTGTCGACGCAATCAAAGGTCGCAAACGTATTTTCACCTGTGGCAATGGTGCATCAGCCTCAATCGCTCAACACTGGGCTTGTGATTACTTCAAGGGTTGTTCAAAGGGAAGTTTGGCTCCGCAGGTTTACTCATTGTCAGCAAACATCCCACTGATGACTGCAATCGCTAATGACATATCATATGATGATGTTTACTCATATCAAATTGAGCGAGCAGGTGAAGTTGGTGATCTGTTAATTGTTATCAGCAGCAGTGGTAACTCGCCAAACGTGGTCAAAGCAATTGAGGCTGCACGTAATCGAGGAATGTTGACTGTGGCGCTCACTGGCTTTGTCGGGGGCAGATGTTGGGAGTCTGCTGATTTTGTAGTCCACGTCGACATTCAAGAATATGAAGCGACTGAAGATGTTCATCAAGCAGTCATGCATATGATTGCCAAGTATGTCAGGGCGAAACTCTGGGCTTGACTTTATTTCTAAAAAGAAATAGAATAAGAAATATGATGAAAAATACAAAGTCGATCGAACAGCAGTGCCTCGGCGATGAACCGATTATACTTGACACAATCACTGACTCTACAGATAGCAGGTTGATTCACGCCCTCAATTGGTACAACTACATGTACACGATTGACAAGGGTAAACCATGGCTACTCCAGTATTTAAAGAAACACTACCCAACTGGAATTGCCGAGTCTATTAGAACAGCCCCAAACTGGCGCACGCCAACAACCATTTGTTGGATGGCAAAAATGATGCTCAATGGCACAAGGTTTGGCGACCAATTGATGGAGTATTTTCACCGAAAGATTAATGACAACGCTGCTGCCGCAAAGCCATCAGTGGTTAAGGCAGAGAAAAAGGTTGTTGATATTCAGGTGCGCGTGAAAGAAAACGCTGACAAACGCATTGGCGAAATTGATAGTGAGATTGACGTGGTCATGAAGGGTGGGTCATTCGACACCTACAACTACCTGACCAAAAACCAAATTTCGCCTCAAGTCGCCAATATGATCAAGGCGCATTTTGAAAAGCACTTGAACTTTTTGAAGGGTGATGACCCGCAAATTGCCGAGGCTTACGGTAAGAAACTGAAAATGTGGCTTGACTTTTATACCCAGTTGGTGTATGATTGTGATCGTTACATTGGAAACAAGCGTGGGTCAAAGGTCAGAAAACCGAGAGCCAAGAAGGAAAAACTCGCAACTGATCTTGTTAAGAATTTAAAGTATCAGAAAAACTTTACAGAGTTGAAGTTGGTTAGTGTCAACCCAGTTGATATTGTCGGTTCTGAATCCCTATGGGTCTACAACACTAAATACAAACAGTTGACTGTATATTACAGCAGCGG